TTGAACTTAATTGATATGGTGTGCATTTCATTATTTCAATCTCCTATTTTTATTTAATTATTTGTTGATGTAGATGTGAGTAGGAAATGCGTATTGCACTGCGATAACAAACTCACAGACATACTTGAAGTTACGGTCTGACTTGTCGAAATAGAAGTCAACATCCTCATTGTCGTTCTCAAGGTCGACACCGTAGTAAACTTCATCCAAAGGCATTGCATAGATGTTGTCGACACCCTCAAGACCCTCGACACCGATAACGTCGATGTTGGCGAACGGAAGTCTCATTCTGTATTCACCGTCGTATTCCTCAAAGATGTGGAAAAGGTTAGCGTCAGCCAATTCAACAATCATGTTCTTGTAGTTGGTGATGTTCATTACGATGGTGCATTTGTCGGCAATGTTTGCTGGGAGTGCAAGCCAAAGTTTCTGTACGCGCTCATAGACGCTGTCGCTGCCCTTTGCAATTACGTTTGCAGCTGGGATAACGGTGTTGGTGATGTCGTCGTCAATCATTTTCACAAGGCCGTTTGCATAAGCCATGTTGCCCTGTCCGTTGGTTTTGTCGCCCTGCCACAAAATTTTCTCGATTTCAGCTGAAATGACATTGGCGTTGTTCTCAAGAATCTGCTGTTCGAAAGGAATTGAATCGTTGTTGGTTGCAGCAATGCGAACATCGCTGGCTTTCCAAGAATTCAAAAGGTCTTTGTCGCAATACACCTTGTTGACTTTGATGAAGTTAGGAACAAGGGTACGGTTGGTGAATGTGTCGCTTCCGCCTGCGTTGAATGAACAATCGTCGTTGGCGAATTCCACAGTTGAATCCAAACGGACAATAGCGGTCTCGCTCTTGACACCAGTTTGGAGGGTAAAGAGCTTACTGGATTTTGAATTAAAAATTGAATCCATGATAAGCTGGTCTTTGTTAACGTCAAGATAATTCTTTAATCTTGAATCTAAATCATTGATTGTGTAAGATGTAGCCATTTTAAATTTCTTTATTTATTTGATTATTTTCTTTTAATGTTGATTTCTCTGGCTTTCTTTATTGCAGCCATGTAGTTTCTTTCCTGTTTTTGCGGTTTTTCCTGTTTCTTCATTTCCTCTTCAACTGAATCTGCGACTGGCTCCTGCAGTTTTGCCTGTAATTCCGCCACAAGTGCTTCAAGTTCAGCGATTCTGTTTTTCAAGGCTTCAACATCAACCTGTTCTTCTGTTGCCTCTTCCGCAACTTCCTGTGCCACCTCTGCCACTGCCTCGGCAACTTCATCGGTTTCTGTGGTTTCCTCGGTCACTTCCTCGGTAGGGGTCTCTTCCTCTGCGGCTTCCTCGGTCACTTCCTCGGTAGGTTCTTCGGTCTGTGCCTCGGTGATGGCTGTGATAACTCCGCCCTCAACAGTGATAACTTTACCGTTGTAATGGTAGGCTTTATCGCCTGCTGGGGTCAAACCATCCTCGCCATCCACAAACACCTCAACACCCACTTCAAGGTCACCGTCAGTGATGAGCGTTACTCCCTCTTCCGTCTGGGCTTCTGAAAGTCTGAGCAAAGCCTTTTTCAGTTTGAAAATTTTTGTTTTATCGAACTTCATGTTTATTATTGGGTTTTAGTTTTGTTATTTAAATAGTTAGCTCTTTATTACAGAATAGGACTTCATTAAAAATTAGGTAGTTTTAAATAGATTCAATTTCTATATTCACTTGATTATCATACGCTTGGACTATATTGTTAACCATTTTATCTATTAGGCCGCTCGCTTGAGCCTTTTGCAATACTTGCTCCAAAATATGCAAGCCATGATGATTGGGCGAATAGAAACCTTCCCTGTGAATCTTGCGTCTTATCACCCATGCCACTGACTTAATTTCCTTTGGTGTTCTGGGGATAGTCTGATTTTGTTTTGGAATCCACCAACCCCTTGAAATCTTGTTCTGGAGCCAGTTTTCGATATCCTGTAAACTGTTGTTCCATTTTTGTCCTCCGCCTCCTCCAGTAGGCTTTCTGCCATGCTCGATGTAGTATCCGTATGAGTTGTAAATGAAATAAAGTACTATGTCGTTTTCGTCGAAATCGACGTCGAAATCTGCACTGCGCGACAAGTTACCGCTGGCGTTCACTCTCTGCAATTCTAACTCCCTTCTATAATCATCAACTAACTGCTGTGCACAGTTATATAATTCAGTCATATCGACTTTATCAACATTAATCATAGTTTTTATTTCAAGAATAGTTGAGGAAAAAAGTTGTATATTTTGGTTATAGTACTGAAGATTAAAAAAGTTGAATTATGAATATAGAATGGTGGAAATACATTAAGGGTTATGAAGGGCTGTACATGGTCAGCAACAAAGGTAGAGTAAAAAATACTAGGACTGATAAGTTATTAAAACCAAATATCGTAAAAGGATATTTGAGGGTGTGTTTATATAAAAATGGTAAAAGGAATTGGTGTTCTGTACACTGTTTAGTTGCAGAAGCCTTTATACCTAACCCAGATAATTTACCAACTGTTGACCATATCAACCGTATTAAGACTGATAATAGAGTTGAAAATCTTAGATGGGCTGATATGAAACTACAATGTAAAAACAGTGATAGGACACCACAAAAAATATCTACTAAAGAAAGATTTTCAAAACCAGTTGAACAATATACAAAAAATATGATTTATGTTGCTGTGTATTCAAGTACAAGGGAAGCAGAAAGGCAGACTGGAATTAAACATATTTCCGAATGTTGTCAAGGTAAATACAAAACCGCTGGGGGTTATATCTGGCGTTATGCTACTGAAAATCTGATTCAGTGATATGGTCAAACAACTCTGGTAATCCCTTGTCGCCCGACCAATTGTAACGACTGTCAAGCACATCCCTACCCCAAGGCTCAGTACCAATCATCGGTTTAAGGCTCTGTATTCGCTTTAAAAGGAACATTCTATAATCTGGAATTACCCCTGTACCGTCTGAAGCCGAACGAGAATCACCGAACAGCTCATAAGCGCGTATTGCGGTATTGCCTGCCTTTGTCACACCGTAGGCGCAAATACATATCTGTCTAGCATTTGTATGAGGTTGCGGTTTTTCGTCGTTGTAGTTTATGATAGTTACAACCCTGTTATGCAGCAGACTTGGTATATCGTTGCTTACGATGGTCTTCTGGACTGTTATATCGTCGTTGTCTACTATTTCATTGGGTAGGGGTGGAAACTCGCCCACAGGGGCTTTCAAAGGCTCAAATTGCTTAATGTCTTTCAAAGGCATTACCACATATTTTTCCTTATTCGGGTCATACAATATGGCTGCGTCATTACCGTTGTCCTTTCCAATTCCATAGACCCAATAATCGGTATGGTTTATCTGAACGCCCTTGTTGATTAATTTGGCAATGTCAGTTCTTTCAACCTCCTCAAAGTTCAAACTCCACAATCCATCCTCGTCTTCCTCTTCCTCTGAACTTAATTCAATTTTTTTTTTATCGCTTTCCATGATAATTTCACAGTCAGCGTCTTCAAGGGCTTTTAACAGCTCGTTCAGCCAGTTCATAAACTCTTCATCCTCATCATTCTCTTCTTCCACATATTCGTTGGTAGGTACAATGTCAGCGTTAATCTCAATCGAAAAACCTTTGAACTCTGAATCTGGAGCAATTATCTCATTCCATAATTTTTCATCCTCAATCTTGTAGGTGACAAACAAAGAACCGTCGGCTATATCCTCAAAGCCTTTCGGGTTAATGCCTTTCTCGGTGTCCTTGATGAAATACTCAACCATGACAACACCGTCAATCATTTTTCCGTCATGCTGCAAGTCCACTAGGTTGTTTAATCCTTGTTTGGCGTATTTGTGGACTATTTTGTCAATTGTTTCCTTGTTGAAAATAACATAGTATTCACCGATTTCTGGACTGTAACGGTAGATGGGCTTGTCGCACCAGATAGCGCAGCCTGTAACCTTGTGTTCCATTTCATTCTCCACTTGGAACATCATCGGTTTTTTGTCCTTGTCGAAACAGATGAAATTGCTTTCAATGGCAGGGTCTTCTACGAAAGATATTGCACCCATGCCTGTAGCTTCATCATTAAGGTCTATGTCAATTAGATAAACTGGTAATTTCATAATTCAATCTGTTTTATTTATAGAATAGCTTGAGGAAAAAATGAAATGGATTTGGTTATAATACTTCAAAAAAAAGTGCCACTTTAAGTAGTGGCACTTTAATATAAATCAGCTAATTGGCTATTACTTAACAGTTTAGAATGTCGCGTTTGATTCCTGTACCTGTACCCTGCGCTGCGCGTTACTGATTTCCGACTCCAGAACGTAGACTTTACTGTCTTTTATATTGCTCAATATTTCAGCATTTTGGGCGTAGGCTAATGTATCATACTCACTGCCAATCTGGACTGGCGTTGCCGTTGGTGAATTTGGCAGTGTGCCGTTTTTCATGTGTGTGAGCTGCATTATACCCATAGCTAACGTAGACGCTGCCAATACGCCACCAAGTATTATATTTTTTGGAGGCACCAATCCAGATTGAACACCACTCATGTACGCTGAAATTGTGCCCGAAATAGTATCTGTGACACCTTGAGCGTATTTCAGTTTTAGGTATTCTTTTGAATCTTCCTCATAGTAGTTCATGACCTCTCCAAGTATACCAGAAAGCTGACCAGAAAGGGCTTGGTAGGTATTGATATAGGCCTGCTGTATCGCCAGTTTTTGGTCGGCTTGTGCCTTGTCTTTTTCCAGCTCTTTTTTCCTGTATTCGTCCTGCAATGCCTCCTGTGCCGCCAGACGCTCGTTTTCAAGCAAAAGCCACTGTTCGCTGTCCTCCGCATAGGCTGCCTGTTTCTCTTTGTAGAATTCATCTATACGTTTGGCGTATTTCACCATTGCCTGCAGCTGCAGCTTTATAAGGTCAACGTCGGTGTTGTAGTCAGCAACTCCGCCTCCTTTCTCTCTGCGGTCTATTTCAAGTGCCTGCTGTTCAATCTCTGAATTGCGTTTGATTTTATCGTATACCTCATCCAGATATGTAAGCCTTTCCTGCCATTTTGCATTGCTGATATTCAGTTTGGCTTCTTTTGCCGTTTTTTCGTCCTCGTCGATTCTTTTCTGCAGGTCGGCTATTTCCTGCATTGTCTCCTTGTTCTTTAAATTGGATTGCTGCAACTCTGCAAGTCTGGCTTTTTCCTCGTCAAGGCGTTGGTTTGTCTCGTTTCTTAATTGGGTGTTTAATTCTATTTCCCTTTCCAAGTCGGCATATTTGCTCCCCCTGCGCTGATTCTCCATATAGCGCATTGTGGTTTCCAGTTCCCTGTTGTATTTTTCGTTCGCCTTGTTTCTTGCCTCCTGTGCCTCTCTGGTGCTTTCTACGGACTGTTTGTACTTGAGAACTGCATTGGCAATGTCGGACATGGTTTTCAATTCTTTCTCCAATTCATCGACGTAGGTTTTCTGTTTGGTCAGTTCCTTTTCGTCGATTTTGGTTTCGGCCAGCATGCCCTTCAATTTGTCTTTTGCGCTGTTTAGTTTGGATTCCAGTTCATTGAAAGCGTCACCGAAAATCATGTCTAATGAAATGTCGGTTGCATTGATGTCCTTTAATCCGTTCTTTAAGGCGGTTTTGAACCCATCCGTTATTTTTGAGGCAAAACGGTTTCCGTCTATTGCATCCACTATCTTGTCGAATGCAACAGATGCTTCTGTATATACACCGTTGAAAACCTTTCTCAATTCGGCTGCATTGGTGATGTTTGTATAAACTCTCCTGTACAGGTCGGACAATTCTTTATAGAGGTCTTGGAATGCCTTTTTTATGCCGCCTGCTGTGCTTTTTACGGTGTTTGTCACCTTGTTTTCATCCAAAGCCCATGGAAGATACAGGTCGTTGATTTTGCCATAAAGTTTGTCAATCTCCTTGTCGATGTCCTTTATGTCGTTCTTTATGTTATGCACCCTTATGCCTAGTACGTTCCATCCGCTTGTCTGTACTTTAATCAATTTTTGTTCAAGTTCAAGACGCTGCTGCAGCAAATCCTTTATCCTGCCCTCATAGGCTTCAAGTTCTATCTTTTCCTTAAGTTTGTTCAGATAGTCGTTCAGTGCATTGGAGTTTTCCTTGTATTTTCCAGTGGTTTCATCAAGTTCTGCATTGTAGTTCGGAATTAGCTTGTTAAGTTCGTCTGTGGCTTTTTTCCTCTCTATAAGGGTCTGCGTCTCGTCCCTTGCTGTGTTGAGCAATACATTAAGCCTTATCTGCTGTTCCTCGTAACTGTGGTTCACTTCATTGTTGAATTCCACAATTGCCCTCATTTCTTTCATCGACTTTTTCGCCTGCCATGCTATAAGGGCAAATACACCAGCAACAACCGCTGCCGATGCCGCTATCGTTGCAAATACAGGATTGGCTTTGGCAAATGTCCATATAGCATTTCCAGCGTTCTTTATGCTAGATATAAGCTTTTTGAACAGTGGTTCTGTTTTCTTGGTCTCATTGGCCAGTTTCTTCTCTTTGTCAGCAAGTTCACCTGTGGCTTTGGCATTGTCTTCCTTGGCCGCTTCGTTTGCTTTGAGGGCTGCGGTTTCACCGTTTTCCTCTTTGATGGTATCTTCTAATTGTTTTTTGTAGTACTGTTCCTGGAATGCCAGATTTTCTTGGTGTGATAAATTTTCTGAAATTACCTTTTTCTGTATGTCAAGTGCCTGTTTCTGTTCTTGATAGATTGTGTTTGCATAATTGCCATAACCTTTTTCAAGGTTTTCCATAAGTTGTTCTTGTGCATCATTCAAGTCTGAATTGACTTCGTCAAGCCTTTTTTTCAAGTCTTCTGGTGACATGGCTCTTGCTAAATCGTTCATTTGCGATTCAACCCTCTTTATGTCGTTTGTTGCTCCGCTTTCAACAAATTGCTCTAACTGGAGTTCCAAATTATCCCAAGCATTTCCTATTTCACCAGTTGTCAGCACAGCGGTCGTTCTTAATTTAGCATAACTATATTCAAGGTCAGATAAATGTTTTTCAGAACGGCTTGTATCTAAACCGCTTTTCTCAAATTCTGCAATAGTGTCTTTTAGGTCTCTTATTTGTTTTTGGTAGTCTTCCAAAACAACCTGTCTAGCTGCCTCAGTTCCTTTGTTCTTTTCAGCCTCATGTACTTTATTTAATTTTTCTAATTCATCAATAAGCTTTTGTGCAGTCTCAGTCTCACCTTTCTTTGCCTCTTTGTTGGCAATAGTCAGTTTGGTATTCTGTAACAATGACTGTGTTTCTTCATCAATAGCCTTTTTTGATTTATCAACATCACTTTTACCCTCTCTATTTAATTTGTTGAACTCTACTGCCTCTTCATTGTTTTTGTGCATTTTGACAGTATTGTCGGCTATTGCACCAGCCTCAGCCAGTTCTGAGGTTGCAGCACCAGCGACAACACCAGCGTTAACGCCTCTTACTACGTTGTAATCCCTGAAAGCTACGGTAAGACCCTTTAAGGCTTTGATTGCTGTGTCGATTGCGGACATGCCCTGTATGATTGCCATGAACGACTGAATCTTTCTCATAGCTTCCATGGCTTCTTCAGAATCGGCACCCATCAAAGACATAACACCGTTGATAGAGGAAATGGCACCCACTACGCCTGTCGCTACAGTGGTCAAATTCGACAATGTCGCACCCAAGTCCTTGTTGCTGTACTTTAAAGCTTCTTGGATTTCTATATTTTTCTGATTGAGGTTTGCCAGTTTCTGTGATGCCTTGTCATATTCAACTGTTCCTTTCTCCAATAGAGCCATCTGTTCTCTCAACTCGCGTATTTGCTGTTTTAGAGTTTTTACATTTTTCTCGGCTCCTTGCGTCTTGATATTAATGATTTTTTCTTTTGTTAATGTATCTGCCATAATAATTTAATCTGTTTTAGTAAGAATAGAAAAAAAGCGATTTATCCTTTATGGAAAAAATCGCCTTTATTTGGTTAAAATACTGTGGTTGGTTTATTTCTCGTCTTCTTGGTGTTTGTCGATATAATCCGAAAGCAATTGTTTGAGTTTGATTGAATATGCCACATCTACGCCTAATATAGCTCCGCCTGTAAGCAACAGCTCACCAGAACCTGTAAGCACACTTGTTGACACCAGACCAACTGGAGGCAGAAATAGTGCTACGAACATTAATATAACACCAGCAACACAAAGGAAAGTTGCCAGCCAGAATTTTTTTGCATCGGTTACTATATGATGTTTTTGGGTCATTTTTTACTTTTCTCCTTTTATTTAAAGAATAGCCCAAAAACAAAAAAAAGGCGCTATCATCCCGACAGTGCCTCACAACTCAAATAGAGCTAAAACTTCAAAAATTAAATAGGTATTTATTATATACTTTTCATTAACAA